GTCCAACTCGGGATCGCCCTCTGGGGCGCCGGCGCGGGTGCATGGAACTTCGCCGCGGCCATGCTGGCCAACCCGGTCACCTGGATCGTCGCCGGCATCCTGGCCGAGATCGCAGTCATCGCCCTCGCCATCACGTACTGGGATGAGTGGACCGGCTGGCTGCAGCAGGCCAGCTACTGGATCGACGTCGTCGGCGCCGCCCTCGTTGTGATGAGCGGCGGGCTGCTGCTGATCCCCGTCGGCGTCCTGGCGATCATCCGGCACGGCGACAAGCTGGTGGCGATGTGGGACGCGGCCAAGGCCGCCGTGACCTCCTTTGCGTCATCGGCGATGGCCCTGTTCGGCGCCGTCGCATCTGTGGTCGGCAAGGTCTGGAGCGTGGTCAGGCTGGTAGGCCTGGCGCTGTTCGAGGCCGTGACCTTTTTCCAGCGGCCGCTCTGGAGGGGAATCGCCCTGTTTGCGTCCTTCGCCGCCATGGTACAGCAGGGCGTCTGGAAGGTGCTGGGCGCTGTGCTGGGCTTCTGGGCCGGCGTCACGGCCAAGATCGCCAGCGTGCTCTGGAGCTTGGCCGGAACAGTGCTCGGCCCCGTGGTCGAGGCCTGGCTCGGCTACTGGCGGCTGTTGTTCAGCGGCTTCGCAGCCATCTTCGAAGGGCTCAAGAATCTCCTCATCTCCGGCTGGAGCCTGCTGACCGAGACCCTCTCCGGCCTCTGGTCGACCTGGGGCGACACGGTGATCGCCACGGTCCGCTGGGTCGCCGCCCGGGCAGTCGAGCTGCTCACCGCACCGCTGCGCCTCGGGCTGCAGCTGGCCAGCATGATCCCGGCAGGTGCTGCGCCGCACCTGGCCGAGCTCGTCGGCAAGATGCAGGGCGGGCTCGACGCCACAACGAGCGCCGTCGAGGGGCCGACAACGCCGCTCGCCGCCGCAAGCGCCGGGTTGGCCAGCGCATCGACGAGCAGGGAGCAGGCCCGGCAGTCGTCCTCGACGCTCAGCGTCAGCTACGCTCCGCAGATCAGCGTCGCAGGCAACGCCAACCGGGCCGACATCGACGCAGCGGTGAGGGCCGGCAACGATGACCTGCTCGAGCGGCTGAAGGCTGCGCAGGAGCGGGAACGGGCACTGTCTTATGGCTGATGTGACGCACACCACGACCTCCGGTGATACCTGGGATGCGCTGGCCCTGGCCCTGCTGGGGAATGAGCGCTACCTCGACCAACTCATCCTGGCCAACCCTGCGCACGCGTACCTGACCCGGCTGCCGGCTGGGCTGGTGCTGACGGTGCCTGCAGTGGCGACGCCGGACACCGCGCCGAACCTGCCGCCATGGCGGCGGCCGTGACCCTCGCCCGCCGAGCATGGGCCGAGGTGGTTTACCAGGGCAAGGACATCTCCGCCGACCTGCAGCCGTACCTGCTCGGCGTGAGCTACACGGACAACCAGGGCGGCAAGGCCGACGAGGTGGCCATCGACCTGCAGGACCGGGATGCGCTCTGGCGGGGCGACTGGCTGCCGGGGACTGGTGACACAATCGAGGTCAGGCTGCACGCGGACGACTGGGGGGAGGGCGGCGGCTCGCTGTTCTGCGGGACCTTCACCATCGACAAGCTCGGCATGGTCGGGCCGCCGTCGACGGTGAAGCTCTCCGGCGTCTCGGTGCCCACGGGGCTGGCCGCCCGCAAGACGAAGCGCTCCAGGGCATGGGAGAACGCCACGCTGCAGACCATCGCCGGCGACGTGGCAACCTCGGCCCGAATGCCGCTGGTCTTCGACGCTCCGGACACGCCGCCGCTCGACCGGGTGGACCAGCGCAGCGAGACTGACCTGGCCTTCCTGGCCCGGCTCTGCGGCGAGCGCCACTACGCGCTGAAGGTCACAGACAACCAGCTGGTGGTCTGGTCCGTCGCTGCCTACGCGGCCCGGGACGAGTTCACGACCTACACCCTGGGCGAGAGCCGGGTGATCGGCTGGAGCCTCGACGTGAAGCCCTACCTCTTCACCCCAAAGGTGAAGGTGGTCTACCAGGACCCCTGGCAGGGCGTGGTGCAGGAGAGCACCAGGACGGCGGCCGAGGCAATGCGGGACCCGGACCCCGACGATCCGCTCGGCCTGCAGCAGCAGTCCTTCGACGATGAGGCGGCCGAGGTGATCCGGGTGCGGGCGAGGTCGAAGGCCGAGGCGGAGGCCAAGGCGGAGGCAGCGCTGCTGGCCCGCAACGAGCACTCGGCCGAGGGCAGCATCACCGTCGTCGGCGACGTGCGGCTGGTGGCCGGCAACTGCATCGGCCTCGCCGGCTGGAACAAGCTCGACGGGAAGTACCTCGTCGAGACGGCCACGCACACGATCCGAGGCGGCTACACGGTGGCCGCCAAGATCAAGCGGGCCACGCCATGAGCTTGCTCGGCGACGGCAACGTGCAGGAGCTGCTCGGCAAGATGCTCCAGGTGGGCGAGGTGGCCAGCGTCGGCACGGACGGCCGGGCGCGCTGCACCTTCGCGGACCGGGACGGCGTGACATCCAACCCGCTGCAGGTGGTCCACCGACGCCGCGGCGATCAGGACATGCCGGAGGTGGGCAGCTCGGCCCTCTGCCTGTTGCTCCCGCCAGACTTCAGCGATGGCTTCGTGCTCGGCGTGGTCTACGACGCAGGCCACGCCCCGCCGGTGTCCGGCAGCGCAGCGCCCCGGGTGACCGCCGGCGACGACGTGCGGCTGGGCTCGCATGCCGCTGCGCACAAGATTCCCCTCGGCGACGTGCTGCTGCGGGTGGCCAACGGCCTGCGGGAGATGGCAGCAACTGTCCAGGTGATCTGCCCGACCGGAGCCGGGAAGCTGATGGCCACGACCACGGACTATGGTGCGGGCCCCTTCGACGTGGTCGCCGGTCAGATGGCCGCCGACGTGACCGACGCCGCGCTGCTGAGCCAGCGGGTGCGGGTGCGGGAGTAGCCAATGCCGATGGTCGTTGCGCAGCTCAGGGCGGACCTTAAGGCAGACCTGCAGGCCATCTTTGAGGATCTCGACCCGGCGGCGACAGCAGCGAGCAAGGCGCAGCAGATGGCCAACGCCATCGCCGATCGCGTCGATGCCTACATCCGGACGGCCACGGTGGCCACCGCAGTCTCGACCGTCGTCGTCGGCACCTCGGCCACCGGCGGCCCCGTGACCGGCACCGGCAGCGGCACCGGCAGCGGGTCGCTCAGCTGATGCTGGCCACCCTGGGCGGCATCGTCTTCGAGGCCTCCGCCGAGCTGATCCGCACCTTCGGCGACGCGTCGCACGAGACATCTGGGCGCTGGACGAAGCACGAGGTCATCGGGCAAAAGCCGGTCCAGGATTTCCTCGGCCCGGACTTGCGCACGCTCAGCTTCTCCATCCGGCTCGACGCCCGGCTCGGGGTCGACCCGGAGGCCGAGGCGGCGGCGCTGCGTGAGTCGGTCGAGACGGGCGAGGTGCTCCCCTTCGTGCTCGGCGGCCGGCCGGTCGGCGACTGGGTCGCCAAGAGGTCAAGAGAGACCTGGCGGAACATCACCGGCGACGGGGTGGTGACGGTGATCATCGTCGACCTCAGCCTCGAGGAGTACGCCTGATGCTCTGGGACCCGACGACGGATGAGGAGATTGCGCAGAACGTGCGCAGCCTCGTCGCCACGGCACAGGGCTCGCAGCCGCTGGCCCGCTCGCTGGGGATGCCGCTCGAGCTGCTCGACGGACCGGAGCCGGTGGCCGCTGCCCGTATCGCCGCGGCCCTCAATATCCAGATCCGCACGCACGAGCCACGGGCCACGGTGGCCAGCGTTACGGTGACCAGAGACGGCGACGGCCAGCTGCGGCCGACGGTGAGGCTGAAATGACCACTGTCGCCAAGACGCCGGCCGAGATCGAAGCCGAGGTGCTGGCCCGGTACACCGCGCTGACCGAAAAGACCCTGCTGGCGGCTGACCCTCGGCGGCTGCTGCTGCAGTCGGTGACCGGCTACCTGTCCCACCTGAGAACGCTCATCGACCTGGCAGACCGGAGGAACCTCCCCTTCCTTGCCGACGGGGCGAGCCTGCTGGCCCTCGGAGTGTTCGTCGGCACGGCTCCGATTGCCGGCCAGGCCTCGGTCACGACGATCCGCTACAGCCGCACGGTTGCGCTCGTCGATCTGGTGCTCTCCGCTGGCCATCGGGTGACGACGCCGGACGGCGCCTATATCTGGGCGACAATCGAAGATCTGACGCTGCCGGCCGGCACGTTGACCGACACGGTGACCGTGCGCTGCACGGAGCTCGGCCCAGAGAGCAACGACATTGCGCCAGGCGCCATCACCGTCTTGGTTGATCCGCTCGCCGGGGTCACGGTCACGAACACCACCGCCACTGCCGGCGGGGCCAATGCCCAGACCGACGACGAGTTCCGCCCCGCGGTCATCGCCGCACCGGACGGCTTCACCATCGCCGGGCCGCGCACCGCCTACGAGTGGCTGGCCAAGCAGGCCTCGCCGCTGGTGCTCGATGCTGCTGCGCTCAGTCCGACCCCGGGCGAGGTGGACGTCTACCTACTGATCGGCCGCTGGGCGGATGACGGCTCGCTCGTGCTGGTCACGGACCCCGCAGTAATCGCCGAGGTCATCGACCTGGTGGACGCCGCGCTCTCCGCCGACGAGGTGCGTCCCTTCACCGACTTCGTGGACGTGCTCGAGGGCACAGAGGCCAGCTACACCGTCGAGGCCGAGTACTGGATCCCGCAGTCGGAGGCCGCCAACGTGGCCGCCATCCAGGCCGCCGTCGAGGCAGCGCAAGACGCCTACTGCGATTGGCAGGAGTCGGTCCTCGGGCGCGACATTGATCCGTCCGAGCTGCACGCTCGCATGTACGATGCCGGCGCCAGGCGGATCGTGATTACCTCGCCGACATACTTGGCGCTGGCCCGCTCAGAGCGTGCGCTCAGGGATGAATACGTCGTGGCGCCGCTGTATCGCGGGCTATTCCAGTGAGCGCAGACATCCGCTCTGCTTCGCTGGTTGACCAGCTTGCCGGGCTTGTGGCCCAAGATGCAGACGCCATTGCCCTGGCTCAGGCGCTTGACCCCGAGCTGCAGGAGATCGCCGGCATCGCCGAGACCTGCGCCCTGCTCAGCCGCATCGCTGACCTCACCGTGGCGCAGTGCGATGCGGTGGCCCGCTGGTTCCGCTTCGTCGAGCTGGAGGCCTGGTCTGGCGTCGACGTGGCCGGCAAGCGTGCCGTGCTCGCCAAAATAATCAATGTCTATCGTCGACGCGGCACTCGCTGGGCGCTGGAGCGGGTGCTGTCAATCCTCGAAACTTCGACGACGTGGGACGGGGGCGCCACGGTATGGGATGACGGAGCGACCGTCTGGGATTCCAGGGACGGCATGTACACCCTCGAGGAGTGGTGGGAGCGTACGCCGAACGACGCGCCTTTCACCTACCGGGTGGACGCGCTGATCGAGCATCGGGGCTTGTCGCTCGACGAGGTGCGTCACCTCGGGCAGGTGCTCGATGTCTATGTGCCTGCTCGGGCGCACCTGCTCGTGCTGTCTGAGACCATGGAGCGCAGCGCAACGATCGCCTGCTGTAGCTACAGCGACAGCGGATCGATCATCGAGGTAGGGCCGTCATGAGCTTCTACGCCGTCCTGACGACCGTCGGCTTGAACAAGATCGCCGCCGCTCTGGCTGGTGGGCCGTCAGTGGATATTGCAGAGATCGCCCTGGGCGACGTTGCTACGGTGCCAGATCCGGCGCTGACCGCCCTCGGCAACGAGGTGTGGCGGGGCAGCATCAACAGCTGCGACCCCGTGCCGGGCATGCCGAACAGGGTTCGCATCGAGGTGATCGTGCCGCCCGCCGATGGTGGCTGGACCATGCGTGAGGCCGGCGCCTTCGACGCGGACGGCGACCTGATCCTGATCGCCCGCATTCCCGACAGCTACAAGCCAGACCCCGCCCTGGATGGTGCCAGCAAGACCGAATATGTTCGGCTCGTGGCCGAGCTGACAAACATCGCGGAGGCTTTCGCCCTGTCCGTGGACAGTACCGCTGTCATGGCCACAAGGCAGCACGTCGAGGAGGCCAGCGTTGGCTCGCTGATTTTCGCCTGGAGTCATTTTTCATAGAATAGAACGCGTCTCCGATCGTCCAAGCTGCTGTTCCCCAACTGCGGCCCGGAGGCGACGATGACGACCGGACGACGGATTGCTGCCCTGTTTCTGACGCTGGCACTCGCTGCTTGCGGCGACGAAAACACCTACTACGATCTGGCCCCGACCGACCCGGAAAAGACCGGGCAGGACGAGGCCGGCATCGAAGCCGACGCCGGGCAGCCGGCACCCGAGGAGGAAGAGGTGAGCGCACCTTTGTTCATCCGGACGCCGAAGCTGTACGCCAGCGTGGTCGGCGGAGCACTCTACATCTACGGGGATCCGGAGGTCATCGCCCTGTCCGCAGCGACGGGTGGGCTGCTGATCGAGCGGCTACGTCTCTGGCTGCCCCCGTGCGGCAACGCCGGTGGCTACGCGGCAGGCAAGATCACCCTGTCCGTCCTCGACGACACGGCCGCCCGCGTCTACATCAAGGCGATCGAGACGCAGGTCATGGCCCGGGACGAGATCGTCGAGCCCTTCGACGTGCGGCTCGACCTGGTCCTGCCGGACGGCTGGAGCCTGGAGGTGTCGCACACTGTCGAGGATCTCACCCCCGGCGTGGCCGCGCTGCTGAGCGTGCTCGCCCAGGGCGGGGAGCTCGGCTGATGGATGGCCGCGGGCCGAGGGGCCAGGCCGGCGGAGGCCACCGCATCCTGAAGCCGATCGCCTGGGGCAGCGTGACCTGGGCGGCCGGCGTGCCGTCCTGGTTGACGACGAGCGCGCTGGGTGGCGAGTTCGGCGCCCGGGCCCCCGAGGCCTCCGGTGCCGGCCCCGTGCTGACAGCGCTCGCCCTGGACAGGCCGCACGACAAGACGCGGCTGCACGTTCAGGTGAGCCCGCAGGGCAGCGGCTACGCGTACGAGGAGCCGGCCATCCGGACGGGCAACGTCATCCTGGTCTACACGGCGAACACCTCCAGCCCGTTCGCCGTGACCGTCTACGAAGAGCAGTAGAGCGCCCGGCCTCCCCGGCCGGTCCTGACCTTGCCAGGCGTCGCCGCCTGGGCAACCCGACAGAGAAGAGGGACGCAATGATCGTCATCATGGCGAGACGCTGGGCTGGACAGAACGGCAGCAGGGACGGCATGTCCGTCGCCGTCTCCTACCTCGCATGGACGCTGGCGGAGATGGGGCGCCAGGTGCGCTGCCTGATCCCCCCTGACTCCGTGCGAGGTAGG